CGGCAAACTTTCCTTTTGGATATGCTCTCTTTGTACCTGTGTGCTAATATGGCTAACTTCCGCGATCTGCGGATTATCACATCCTAGCTGAGGTGCATATATGAGCAGCGTGCCGCATCAGCTCCAATCGGGAGCTAGCGAGGACTGCGTCACAGATCGTGACGTGGATTCTTGGTCTCTGAGGTTGTTTCACTCTTTGACCGCCACGGTTGGACGCCCTTTTAGGGCGACGGAAAGGAGTATGCGTTCGGTTGTACCCGACTGGATCACGAAGTTTCACGATCACAGCCCGGACACCGATCCTATTCCGTTTATGACCACTTACATGACTAGCAGTTTCTTCAAACGGTTCATGACCGTTTCGGAACTTGCGAAGACCGACCTTCTTGAGGCCAACGCTTTTTCTTCCTTTGCCGCTACATGCGACATTGGCGAGCGCTGGGTTCTCCCTCCTGAAGAATCGGAGTCTGGGTACATTATCGAGCTCGCAGCCATGCGAATCGGTTCGGTCCTAGGACAGTTCCGATGGCTCGATGTGTTTCCCCTGTGTGGCCATGGTCCAAATGCATCAGTTGGCTTGAGTCGACTCGACTCCTTCGTCCATAAGAAATGTCACCATTTCACTGGAACGCCTTCTGCGCATTCCGTATTTGAGCAGTACCTCAGTTGGGATACATCTTATCCCACTGGTGATGAGGTCGGCGGCAATCGCTTGTCTTATTACAAACTGCACTTTGCGGCCGTAAATAGCTCAGTCTTGAGCTTTGTGCCCAAGCGTTGGGACAAGTTGCGCTCAATAACCGTCGTGCCCATTGTGAACATGTTCCTCGGCTTAGGCCTCGGACGTCGCATAGCACAGCGGTTGTTTCGTGTTGGGATAGATCTTTCGTCCCAACAAGATGTGCATAAGAACCTTGCACGTCTCGCAAGCGAGTATCCTGAGATGCATCTTGCCACCGTTGACTGGACAGAAGCGTCCGACCGTTTATGGGTTTTACTCATTGAACGGTTGCTTCGCTATGCTCCAGGGTGGTTTCCTGCTATCCAAGCTATTCGTTGTGGTACGACACAGCACGTGTCTACCCACACAAGTCTCAATCTTCCGATGATTGGAGGTATGGGTGAGGGTTTTACCTTCCCTCTCCAGACGCTTGTCTTTTGGGCCCTGATATCAGCTTGTGCCGATCTCGAGCTATGGCAGTGTGAACGACGCCGACGTGACCTACCCGTTAATTTCTGGGGTGGTGTCACTACTTTCGGCGACGATTGCATTTGCGATTCTCGTCTTTTGCCTCGCTTGAACCGCCTTGCACAAGTTCTGTGCTGGCGGGTGAATGTTGAAAAGACATTCTCTGAAGGACCTATCAGAGAATCTTGTGGTGGTGATTACTACTACGGGATGGCGATTAGGCCGTTCTTCCTTGAGCGGCCGGAAGGATTGACTCGCAATCGGATTAAGGCCTGGGCGTACAACGCCTACAATGGCATCTATGCGGCGTTCGGCCACATTTATACCAACATGCCTGAGATCGACTCTTGGTTAGAGGATATTCACACATCCCTTGGCCTTGGTAAGATCTGCTGTGTTCCGCCGCATATGCCTCCCTACTCGGGAGTACTTACGGTGGATCCTTCCAGCATCCGATTCGCTTCCGCTCACGTCCCACGACGCGTCGTGGTCCCGCGTGTGCGCTGTAGTTATGACAAAAGTGGTGAAAGCTATCTACCACCGACTACAGCTTGGAAGTACCGTTTTATACGCGCCATTCCTGTCGATTACGAAAATGTAGTCGAGGAGGACGCGTATTATTGGCTTCGCTTGTCATCCAAGCCTTTACCGGCTAGTTTTGACTGGCGTAAGCCCGTGTACAACGAAATACACGACGGTGGGTCTGCTATGCTTATTGTGAAGCAAGCAAAAGCATACGTACCATCCAAAGCGGGCGTTTCGTACGTCCCGGCTCAAGCCTTAGCGCCGTCCTGGCGCTTTGCTTTCGAACATTAACACCCAATGTGAGGTTAATATTCAT